TCGGATTAACTTGCTCATGGTGTGTAGTTCTCCGTTGTCTGGTTGTTTATGCTTTGCGATCCTTCAACACAGCCACAGCCAACTCGATGGCCAGGTTAATGCCGGCGTCGGTCACTTCCTGGCCTTCAGCTATAGCCAGCGCCCAGATTCTGTCGTAGGCCGCCAGGCGCTTTTGCTGGCTGGTTAGGTTACCTGAAGCCAACTCGGACACCACGGCGCTTGCAATCTCAGCCAGAGACTCGGCCATTTTGCCAGTCATGGTTTCGGCTGCCTGGCTGAACAACCCCTTGAGCCAGCCGAACAAATTCGAGAAGAAAGACATTCCGAGCCTCCTTTTAGAAATTACATTTGATTCCCAGCCACCAGTGGCTAAAGTCTTGTTTTTTCAGTTCCTCGATGGCTTCACCGGTCTTCGCCATGGGTTTCGCTACCCCGAGATGCGGACGGCAGGCTGATCGGTTTGTCTGTCCGCAGGCGCAGCCATATATTGGCAACAGAGTCCAGCACAGTAGCGACAGCCGGAATAGCCACACTAAGAGCAATGCCGATGGTTTCGATTTCCTCATGGGAGAGCTCGACATAGATCCCCAGAGCAGCGGCAACAGTGATGGCCGACTTGATCAGGTTGTACCAGATGGTTTTGGACTCGACCCAATGTTTGCCTTCGCAGCCCTTGAGTGCAGATCTGGCTGACGGAAAAGACTTCAACAGTTTCAGCCAGCTGATCTTCATGCCGATGCACTCCTGGCATCATTAAAGCTGAGGTCGTCGGCCATCATGCGTGCCAGAGTTTGAGCACGTTTCCCAACTTGCCTCGCCCACCTTGAAGCGAGCATGTTTTTGGCTGCTGAGATATAATCACCAGCCTCAATGGCGAGGATTGTTTCTTTGAATTTCTTGAATCCAGCCATACCCAAATTGAAGACCATGTCCATGACTACGGCGGATCGCGCTTCGCTCAGTTTATCGAACCACGGGAAGGCCGCCGCGCATTCCTGGAAAACCTTGGAGAGGTCATGAGCCAGCAGGTAATCTGCCTCTTCCTGACTGATCCCGCGGGTTGCCAGGTTCCTCCCGTAGCCAATAGTGGGATATCCAGTCACCACCGATTCTGGGATAATCGGCCGGCCGGTGGCGTCGTCGTAGACCGTATATCTCAGCCCTTCGTGATGTTTGATCATGTCCTGAATGCTGCTGCTCATCGTGTGGCTCTACCTTATGACCCGGGAGTCTTGCGGAAGGCCCGTGTGCGAGTGCTGGTTAAGCGCTCCCCATATGCCTTCCTGTTCTTTTCTCACGATCCCGTGGCGCTCCATGCACGTCTCAATGTCCAGCTTGCCGTCTATTTTCTCGCTCAAGATCGCGTTCTGTTTGACTATGACGCCAAGCAGGCACGCGATCACAGCCAAAAAAAAAGATATGATAGGCCCCCATTCTGCTTGCATCCAATAACCCCCTCATGATGACGCCACAAAACTATCAAACATGGTATATTCAGCGCTGTAGACTGATAGCCCACGAGTGTAAAAGACCGGTTCCTCGCGTGCGATTTGAGCCGGAGATAAACCTAACACCTGCTGCTCGACCAGCGCATCCCGCACGCCACGAAGCATCGCATAAACTCCGGGCCCCTCAGTTCCACCGCGTCTGGTTTCGTCCTCGGCGCGGAATGATCGGTCACAGACGAACAGCATGAAGGTCATGTGGTCGTTTTTCCGAGGCCCGCTTTCGACGTAATTCGAGCCGGCATAGACAACGAAGATCGCTGGGAGAATGACCACCATACGCTTGAAATCGTCTTCCTCAAGCTCGCCCTGATAGCTCTTGATGGTCTTAACCCCGAGAGATGTCTTGAGCGGGTCGAGCAGAGAGATAATGGCGTCTTCTATGTCCCCGATGCTATACGGCATACCATCTCACCATGGATGTGCTGGCTTCCGGTTCGGTCTCTGTTCCGAGGTCCATTTTGCCGTCCCGAATGCCCTCGAGCTTTCTCACGGCATCCAGATAGTTGTCCCGCCTGGTCGATGGGACTTCCTCCATGACCCGCGAATAGAGCTTGTAAATGGCAACGGCCGTGCTGATGTCGCGCAAACCCGCGCTGGCGGTTTCTGACAGCGGCAGCTGGTAACGTGTGAGGTACATATCGATCTCACCGTCAGCGCGGGTAATTGCGTCCTCGGCGATATCCTCATCCACCACGCCGGCGCCAAGATCGTCGGTAAGCTGGATGAGAGTTCGCTCCGTCAGCGCTTTCTCAAGGTCTGCAAGTTCACAGTAGGCCATTGTGGTTTTGCCTCTGATTTACAACACGTCAGCGTACACAACAGCCTCCGGCTGCCAGATGACCGGCAGCGGGCGGGATTCAGCCAGCATGAACAAGCCCGATGGGTCATCCGATTCCCACGACTTACTGAAATACTCGGCCTGCACGGAGGCATCCGCCTTGAGGTCGAAGATCAAACCGTACTCGATGGTGAACCGTGCCTGCGTGGCCACCAGGATGACCTTGTCGGTTCCTACCAGGTTCTGCGCCGT